AAAGGGTTAGTTGTATAGTGAATAATAAAGTATGGAGGAACTGTGACTAAAAAATCAACTAAAATATGCCATTTGGCTGACACGCATATTCGAAACCTAAAATACCACTTTGAATATCGAGAAGTATTCAAGCAATTATATAAATCATTAAAAGAAGAAAAGGTAGACTACATTATCCACTGCGGAGATATCGCACACACTAAGACCCAGATCTCTCCTGAGTTTGTGGATATGTGTAGAGACTTTTTCCAGAACCTTGCTGCCATCGCTCCAACCTATGTTATCTTGGGTAATCACGATGGTAACCTTCGCAATGGCTCAAGACAAGATGCTTTGTCTCCCATCGCAAAAGCTATTAATGACCCTAACCTTATTCTGCTAAAGAACGCCGGAGAGACAAAGATCAATGATGAGTTTTGCCTAAATGTTTTATCTGTATTTGATGAGGAAAACTGGACGGAACCAACAGACTATAACCTAATTAACATAGCGTTATACCACGGCGCTATTGATAAATCCAAAACAGACAGTAACTGGACACTAGGCGGGGACCATAGTATAGAAATCTTCGAAGAGTTTGACTTTGCTTTTCTTGGGGATATTCATAAAACACAACAACTAGATAAGGAAGGTCGCATTTGGTATGCTGGTTCTACCGTTCAACAAAATTTTGGTGAGTCATTGGATAAAGGCTATCTACTTTGGGATATCGAAAGCAAAGATGATTTTACCAATAGACTCATTACCTTCAATAACCCAAAGCCTTTCGTTACTCTTTCTCTAAGTGAGAAGGGCAATCTACCAAGAACTAAGCCACCAGAAGGTGCACGTCTTCGTATTGTATCCGAGAGTAACGTATCTCTAGACAAGGTGCGCAAGGCTGTCGATATTGCAAAATTCAAATACAATCCCGAATCAGTAACCTATCTCAACAGGGCTGCCGGCAAACAAATCAAGGTAGCAGCACCTGAAGGTCTAGAGAAGCAAGACTTGCGAGATATCAAGACGCAAGAAACTCTAATGGCCGAGTATTTAAAAGAGTACGAGTCAACAGAAGAAGTCCTAGAGAAAGTTTACAAACTAAACAAAGAGTTCAATAAACAAATAGAAGAGAACGAAGACGTAATGAGAAATGTCAACTGGTCGCTTCAAAGTTTGGAGTGGGACAATCTATTCAACTACGCAGAAGGAAACAGGATTGACTTTACCAAATTAGAAGGTATCGTTGGTATCTTTGGGAAGAATTACTCAGGCAAGTCTTCTATTGTAGATACTTTGCTTTACTCCATGTATAACTCTACCTCGAAGTCTATTCGAAAGAACTTAAACATTATCAACCAGAACAAAGATGAGTGTGTTGCAACTGCAACGATTAAAGTTGATGGAACAGACTACATCATCGAACGAAAGTCAAACAAGTATACGAAGCGCCTAAAGGGCGTTGAGACGCAGGAAGCAACGACGGACTTAGAATTCTATTCACAAGATGCTATCGGCAACCACACAGGCCTCAATGGAACCTCAAGACAGGACACAGACAAGAATGTGAGAAGATATTTTGGTACACTTCCAGACTTCCTTGCAACATCAATGGCTTCTCAGTTGGATTCATTGTCGTTCATTAATGAGGGCTCGACAAAAAGAAAAGAGTTTCTTGCAAAGTTTTTGGATTTAGAAATCTTTGATAAGAAGTTCAAGATGGCAAAAGAGGCCGCTGCAGATATTAAAGCATCTCTAAAGAGGCTTGAGGGTATCGACTTTGACACAAACATCAAAACCATCAAGTCTGAAATTGCAAATAGTGAACTTGCAATCGAGAAAAACAAAGCAATCTGTGAAACCTTAAAGCACGAATCAGTACAATTAACACAAGCAATATCTAGCTTACAGGACAAAATAGATTCAGTTCCAGCTGAAATCATCGACCCGGTCATAACAGCCAAGAGAATAGACCAAAAAGAAAAAGCCATTTTGCAGATAAATGCGAAGAAAATAGAGGCGCAAAGAGGCCTTGAGGAAGACAAAACTAAATATGAAAAAATAGAAGACTTTCTTGAGAGTTTTGAAATTGAAAAATACAAGAAGAAGAAAGAGTCTTTCACGAGAATAGAAGAAGAATTAGCAGAACTAATTTTACAACTAGAAGCATTATCGAGACAGAAGACACTCTTAGTTTCAGAGCAAGATAAAATGTGTCCCAGTTGCTTTCCTTTAATCGGAGAAACGGTTGAGGAAAAGTCTTTGGAGATGTCCTCGATCTCTAAGAAAATTAATTCAATCGGCGTCGCATACTCTCACGAGGAACAAGCAAAAACAAACGACTACATAAACAAATACAACGCCTTGATTGAGAAAAGAGACAATCTGGCGAATTCTATAACAACCAACGGGCTAGTCGTCGAACGCGCAGATAGTCACCTTTTCAAAGAACAAATCGAGCTTGACGAACTGAAAACCAAAGTAACAGAATACGAAGACAACAAAGAAGCTATCGAGAATTTAAAGCAGCTCATGACAGATAAAGATAATCTAACACACAGCTTTGAATTGAAAGAGAAAGAGTTAGCAGATTGCGGACAGAGAATTATGCAACTACATAAAAAGCATGGCTCATCAGAACAGAAGTTGCTACACATGAAACAACAACATGAAGAATTTCAGGAACTAGAAGAAAATTATGCAGCCTATCACCTGTTCATGGTTTGTTGTCACCCCAACGGTGTTTCTTATGAAATTATCAAGGAAAGATTACCCTACATCAATCAGGAGATATCTAAGATTCTTACCAATATTGTAGAGTTTGAGGTATTCATTTCTAATAACGAGGATAAGCTTGACATTTTTATTAAGCATCCAAGCCACGACCCTCGTCCACTAGAGATGGGTTCCGGAGCAGAAAAGACGATTGCAAGCATGGCCATCCGCCTAGCATTTTTAACTGTGTCCTCTTTACCTAAGTCTGACCTATTTATACTTGATGAGCCGGGAACTGCTCTCGATGAAGAAAACATGGAAGGCTTTGTTCGTATCCTAGATATGGTCAAGGGATATTTCAAGACTGTTCTTCTTATCTCACATTTAGACAGTTTAAAGGACTGTGTTGATATGCAGATAAATATCGAGAAAAGAAACGGCTATGCACACGTAAACATTTAGGAGGATAAGATGGTGGCAGTATTAAAATCAATAGCAGATAAGTACACAGAGAGGTTCATCTCACGCAAGTTTCTTGCTTGGTTGACAGCAACAGGGCTATGCGCATACGGCACGGTGACTAGTGGAGACTGGGTGGCAGTAACACTAGCTTATATCGGAACACAAGCGCTTGTGGATATGGCAACCCAATGGAAGCATGGTAAGCAGTAATGTTGCAACTGAAGATAATCTGGTTCTGGCTCAAGAAGAATTGGAAGGCTGCAGCTTTGGCTGCGTGGTCTGTCTTCATTTGGTTTATCTCCCGTAAAAATTCTCAAGGCGCCATCGATGCAATGAATGCGAACAAGGAGTCTTACGAAGCTCAAATCAAGTCACTAAAAGACCAACATAAGGTTGAGGTGCAAAAAAGAGAAGAACTTCACTTAAAATATCAAGAAACCCTTGTTAGAATAGAAGAGAAGTACAAAAAGAAAAAAGAAGAACTTTCAATAATAGAAAAAAAGAAAGTAAAAGAAATAGTAAAGAAAGCAAAGGATAACCCCGATGAGATCAATGATAAGCTTGAAAACCTGTTTGGTTTTGTTTCTGACTCTTAGTTTTTCGACTGTAACAATAGCCGCCCCCGGAAAATATGCACAGCTGGAAAAGGGCACAAGACTACCATGGGATGGTTGGTGCTTCGATGGCCAAGCCATGGCTACGATAGTCGCAGACAAAGAACTGGCAGAAGAGAAATGTAGACTGAGCACCCTTGAGGAGCTTGAGAAACAAAAAGCAGTATTCGACTTGAAAGTAGGAAAACTTCAGGCAACTCTGGACTACGAAGTGAAGACGAAAGAGACTACAATACAGGCACTCAAGAAAGAGAATTTGAAATTAGAAGAAGTCATTATTCACAATAACAAGTTCGGATGGATTGGCCCATCAGCAATCGGATTCATTGTCGGCGGCTTAACGGTATTTTTAATAACATTATGAAAAAGAAAGACTTAAACGAAATAGCCAAAATAGAAAAGGCGATAAAGGAGAAGTATGGCGATGAAGCGATTCAAAACCCTAAAAGACATTGGGACGAGGAAAAAGAAAAGAAGTACCTGGAAGACCTCAAGGCTTTCCACGAAAGGTCTAGGCGTTCAAAAAACACGAAAGAAGTTGAAGGTATCTTAATAAAGGAGAGCGAGACTTCACACAAGGTTGAGAGAAACTGCCCGGTCTGCAGCTCATACTCATTTTCAGGTAATGACGATATTTATATGATTAAATTTGAATGTTGTTTCAGATGTTATGTTCAATATGTCGAAGACAGAGAAGAACGTTGGAAATCGGGCTGGAGACCAAACAACTAACTATTTACTATTAGCAAACTATTTATTGCAGAGGATTTTAAAACAATGGCAACAACTTTAGAAATTATAGACTGTATCTCGCAGGTGCTGTCCAACACTTATGACGGCGCACTCGACGAAAGCGGAGAACCAGTAAAGATTGGCCTTCGCAGAGAGGAGGGTAACCCCCTTATCGACCAAAGAGTCATGGACGGCTTTGGAGCACATATCAGTGGCGACCGGCTGCACATCAAATATCACGCAGAAATCCCTCTCAAAGAGGTTCACGGAAACGGATTTGAGGGAGAGATGGAATCAATGGTGGAGACAGTGAAGTCTTTTATCCAAAAAGAATACAAAAAGATTAAGAAGTCAGCCCTTGGATTATCTGACCCAAGCGAAGTAGACGTCCTTGTAGAATACGTATCTCGTATCCGCTGCAGTGTCAAGGTACACAAGTGCTACAAGATTTCCTCTCTAGAGTCAGAGAACAACATGCCAGAAAGTGAAGAGAGACTTGATTCAGCTACTCGTAACTGGTTAAACCTCGGCGGCCTTAAGTAAGAGGACTTAGTGGCAATAAAACTCACCAAACAAGAGATTATGAAGGAGATTGTCCGCTGCGGCAAGAAGCCTGAATATTTCATCCACACCTATGCAAAGATAACACACCCGATGAGGGGGCTGATTCCTTTTCATCTCTACCCCTTTCAGTCTCAGCTGCTTGAAGACTTTGAAGACCATCGTTTTAATGTTATCTTAAAAGCAAGACAACTCGGCATCTCTACTGTCACGGCAGCATATGTTGCTTGGATGATGATGTTCCATCGGGAAAAAAACGTACTTGTAATTGCAACTAAGTTCAACACTGCTGCCAACTTGGTTAAGAAAGTAAAAGCGATTATAAAAGCACTACCGGAATGGTTGCGAATATCTACTGTGGACATAGACAATAGAACTTCCTTTGTTCTATCTAATGGTTCACAAATAAAGGCATCCTCAACATCAGGCGATGCCGGCCGTTCAGAAGCGTTGTCTCTGCTCGTCATAGACGAAGCAGCACACGTTGAAGGCCTAGATGAGCTTTGGATGGGCCTCTACCCTACACTGTCAACTGGTGGCCGCTGCATCGCGCTATCCACTCCCAATGGCGTTGGTAACTGGTTTCACAAGATATACTCAGAGGCAGACAACAAAGCCAACGACTTCTTTCCCACAAAATTGCCATGGGAAGTACACCCAGACCGAAATCAAGCTTGGTTCGAAAAAGAGACCCGGAACATGTCTAGAAGGGAAATCGCCCAAGAGTTAGAGTGCAACTTCAACATGTCAGGTGAGACAGTATTTGGTGCAGAAGATATGGAAGTTTACATGTCCATGGTCCGCGAACCCAAGCATAGGACTGGGTTTGACAGAAACCTTTGGATTTGGGAAGAGCGGAAGCAAGAAAATACATACCTGATTGCCGCAGATGTGGCGAGAGGCGATGGAAAAGATTATTCTGTGTGTCACGTATTTAAATTAGAAACGATGGAGTTGGTAGCAGAATATCAAGGCAAGGTAACACCCGACGTATTCTCTCGTGTACTATTCGACATCGGACAAGAATATGGCAACGGACTGTTGGTGGTAGAAAACAACTCGGTCGGATACGCGGTACTTGACAAATTGAAAGAGATGCAGTATCCTAATCTATACCACTCAATTAAGTCAACACATGAATTTGTAGAAGAATACCAGGCTGACCAGATGACTAACGCTGTCGCTGGCTTTTCCACTACTTCTAAGACCAGGCCCCTAATAGTCGCTAAGATGGAAGAATTCGTAAGAAACAATCTAATTAAGATATATTCGTCTAGACTTTTGTCTGAAATGAAGACTTTTGTTTGGAGTAACGGCCGCGCCGAAGCCATGAGATCATATAATGACGATTTAATCATGGCATGCGCAGTTGGTTGCTGGGTCAGAGACACTGCTTTGTCTGTTAATCAGAGAGACGCAGAATATGCAAAAGCATTTATAGGTTCGATAACCAAGACATCCAACGAAATGGATACTAGAATAAAGGGTATGATAGGTACTCAAAAATTACAAATGAAAGATGCTATGAGAGAGCATCAACACAACGCAACCAATTTTCCTTGGTTGTTTAAGGGATAAAAAATGGCTGATAAAAACAAGAATAACAGTAGAAACCCACAGAGCCTGCTTTTCCGCAGGTTGACTAGATTACTTTCTGGTCCGTTAGTAAACTACAGAACACAAACTAATCACAAACTTCGCAGAGTTGATTTAGATAGATACGCAAACAAGTTCACTTCCGCATCCGGTAAGGACTTCAAAAAGACTGCTTATAACCCGTACGACAACCTGCAGAGCAATTATATGGCATCTCAGAACAGAGGAGAGAGATATGTTGACTTTGACCAAATGGAATACACTCCAGAGATTGCATCAGCCTTAGATATATATGCAGATGAGATGACGACATATTCTTCCTTAAACAGCATGCTAGACATAAATTGTGAGAACCAAGAGATTAAAAGCATTTTGGAGTCGTTGTATTATGATATCCTTAACGTACAACACAACATGTTCTCATGGTGCCGTTCGATGTGTAAATACGGAGATTTCTTTCTCTATTTAGATATAGACGATGACATGGGAGTGACTTCCGCCATTGGGCTTCCCTCGCAAGAACTGGAAAGACTAGAAGGAGAGGACAAGGGAAACCCAAACTATGTACAGTTTCAATGGAATTCCGCCGGTATGACCTTTGAAAATTGGCAAATTGGACACTTCAGAATTTTAGGACAAGACAAATACAATCCCTATGGAACATCTGTTCTTGAGCCGGCCCGAAGAATATGGAGACAGTTAACTTTATTAGAGGACGCTATGATGGCTTACCGCATTGTTCGTGCCCCTGAGCGCAAAGCTTTTTATATCGACGTCGGAAATATTCCTCCACAAGACGTTGAACAGTACATGCAAAAGGTTATGACAACAATGAAGAGAAACCAGGTGGTTGACGCAGCTACCGGTCGGGTTGACCTTCGGTATAATCCACTCTCAGTGGAGGAAGATTACTTTATACCAGTAAGGGGAAGTACCCAGGGCACAAAGATTGAATCTATTCCTGGCGGAAAACACGAAGGAGCAATAGAGGATGTCAAGTACCTTAGAGATAAATTATTTTCAGCACTTAAGGTACCTGCTGCATACATTTCCTCAGACGGAGAGAAAGCATTAGAAGATAAAACCACACTTGCACAAAAGGACGTCAGGTTCGCAAGGACTATTCAAAGGTTGCAGCGCTCCGTAATCACCGAACTTGAAAAAATCGGGATTATACACTTATACACGTTGGGTTATCGCGATGAAGATTTGGTTTCATTTAAATGTTCACTCAACAATCCCTCGAAGATTGCAGAAATGCAAGAGCTTGAACACTGGAAAACCAAATTTGACATTGTCGGTGGAGTTGCTGAAGGGTTCTTTTCTAAACAGTGGTTGGCAAAAAACCTTTTCGGATTGTCAGACGAAGACTTCGTACGTAACAGAAGAGAAATGTTTTACGACAAGCGCTACGAAGCTGCTCTTGAGACTGCAGGGGAGATGGAGCAAGCAGAAGCAACGGCCGGTCTTGATGCCGGCGCAGATGACCTTGGTGGAGGTATCGATGATTTGGACCTGGGTGCAGAGCCCGGCGGAGCCGGCGCTGTTGGTGCCGAGCCAGAACTTGGCGCGCCCACTACCCCGGACGCCCCAGGCGCCTCACCCGGCGCCACACCTCCGGCCGGTCCTGAAGAGGGAGAACTCCTTGCTACACCTCCAGGTAAGAGAGAGGATGACAAAGGAAGGACTACTACAGCCAAGTCTCATGGCTGGTATACACCACGAGCTACGAAGGGTGGAGATAGAAGAAAGACATCGGGCCCAAGAAAAAAGAATATGACCAGAGCAGCCTCTCCAGAGTTCGGCACAGCGCGCAAGACATTGCCGGGTATGCAAGATTTAAAAGGTTTAGCTAAAGGTACCAGTATTTACGAGTCTTCGGGCACTAATTATAAAGTAGAGGAAAGTAAAATCCTACAAAGCCAAAAAGAACTAAAAACACTTTTTGAAAGTTTAAAAGCGAGGGAAGACAAGAATGAGACTGAAACATAACAAGAAGAGAAACACTGCGTTCGTTTATGAAGCACTAGTAAGAGAGTTGACAGAGTCTGTTGTAAAGAACAACAAAAACAAACAGAACAAAATCGTCTCGATTATAAAAGAACATTTCAACAAAGCATCTACACTCAAGAAAGAATTGGAATTATATCAGACAATCTACGAAACCAGGCATATTGATAAAAATTTAGCAGAAAAAATTGTTGTACAAGCAAAACAAGAATACGGCTCTTTGGATAAAAAGAAGCTGTTCCAAGAACAATCTGCGTTGATTAATAAAATCAACAGAACGCTCTCATCAAAATTATACAGCAACTTCGTCCCTAACTACAAAAGCATCGCGTCTGTATATTCAATATTTCAACAGGAGTTGCCAGTTAGAGACAGGGTTCTTCTGGAAGAAAACATAGTTAATCAAATGTCTGCATCAGTGAGCGCTGAGAAAACAGAACAAAAACCAATAGACTCTATTGTTTATAGAACTTTTGTTAATAAATTCAACGAAGAATATTCCAGTACATTGAATGAGCAACAGCAGACACTTCTTAATCACTATGTATCATCTTTCTCCGACAACGAGATTGAGTTGAAGGTTTATTTGAATGAGGAAGTCGGAAGACTTAAGACTTCAATTGAGAAATCTATGTTAAAAAATAACACCATAAACACAGACAAAGTGCTTAAAGAAAAATTAGAAAACGTATATTCTATATTAGAATCCTTCCAAGAGAAGAAGATAGACACGGACTTGCTGGAGACTGTGCTCAGAACGCAAGAGTTAGTAGAAGAGTTGGAAACAAATGTCGATTGATATAGAAATAAAGTTGGACCCAACGATAGAACTTAAAGCCCGGCGTACACTCGCTGGAGACATCATGATCCTAGACCATGAGGATATCGACATCGTATTGATGCTTGAGAAAGGAAAGTGTGTATCTTTCCCGAAGGAGGAAATGTCGGACAAGGTTTATTATGCCCAAGACAGGATGTACAATTTCCTGGCCAAGCAGGGTTTGATATCTCACTCTTCCATCCGCGGCGGAAATGTTTTTGGTTCCATGGAAGCGGAAATGTTAGAATCTAAGATTCCTGGAATAAACAGGAACCAAGCGTTGTTATATTCTATCCACGAATATATTACAGGGGAGAAGCCCTACTTCCGAAAAGCGAACCAGTTCGACGATGAAAGGTTGGACTCTATGTTAAGACCTGCGCCAGAAGACTCAACGGAGCTTGGAGATGTGCCTCACAAGGTGAATAAGGGAACAGACGCGTCTGCTGTCAAGCCTTATGGGTTCATGTATAACTATTCGCTTATCAGAGAGGACCAGGGTGAAGATTAGTGACATTTATATGGTTCTGCCTTATATCGTATGGCCTCACCCAGATTCTCGTTTACGGAAAAATCCTAAACCCAATCCGCCCAAAGTCCGGAAAGTTAGGGCAATTGCTTGAGTGCCCGATGTGCACTGGCTTCTGGGTCGGCCTATTTTTATGGTCCGTAAAGGACTATACACAACTATTTACTTTTGATAATTCTTTTGTCACCGGACTATTATTGGGCTTCGCAGGTTCTGCGGCAGCTTACGTAGGAAACACACTGTTCGGAGATGAGGGACTAAAGGTGGAAAAGCTAGTCCACATTAAAAGGAGAGAGAATGAGACCATTTACTAAAATAAGATGGATGATTAGACCAGTAGCGAATTGCTGCAAGGGGTCATAACTGAAGCGGGTAACCCCCGCATTGAGGAATATTATGAAACTTATAAGAGAATATTATGAACTGTGCGAAGGCGGTGTATGCCAAGACCTTCTAACAGAAGCTGAAAAGCGCGACGTTACAGAAAACGGTGCCCTTTACTTGACAGGTTGCATGCAAAAGTGTAACACGAAGAACGCTAACGGACGAATCTACGAAAGAAAGACACTGTTTAGAGAGGTCGACAGATACAAAGAGTTTGTAAAAGGCAGGCGCGCCCTAGGGGAACTCGACCACCCAGATAGTTCAGTTATATCTTTGGACAGAGTATCTCACATGGTTGTGGATATATGGACAGAGGGTGACAGCGTCATGGGAAAGATAAAGGTTTTGCAGGAAACTCCTTGTGGAAAGATACTTGCCGGCCTCATAAAAGAAGGCGTCACTTGTGGCATCTCATCTAGAGGCACAGGTTCTATAAGAGAAGAGAACGGAACAACAATGGTAGAAGACGACTTTCAGCTTATTTGTTTCGACATGGTTTCAGACCCTTCGACACCAGGAGCATTTATGCTCAAGGAAGCGAAGGAGATACAGAACAATATAAAAGAAGAGAATAACATTACAAGAATGATGGATGACATCATCGGTAAGTTTGGAGAAAAATGAAAAAGTCAGAACTAAAATCTATTATCAAGGAATGTGTAAAGGAAATCCTCTTTGACGAGGGTGTACTTTCTAACCTAGTAGCAGAAGTGGCAATGGGTATCACAAAAGCTCAGACTCTCATGGTAGAGACAAAGCAAGCACCAGCGCCACAACTTAGGACGCAGAATGATATAGAGGAAGAGAATGAAACTAGAAGAAAGAAGCTTCTAGAGACTAAAAGAAAGATGCTCGATGCAATGGGCAACACAAAGATGGCCAACGTATTTGAGGGCACAGAGCCACTCAAGTCTGCTGGTTCGCCATCCGCACCTGCTGGTCAAGGCCCTATGGCGGGAAGAGACCCTAACGATGCGGGTGTAGATATATCAGGTTTGTTTAGTGTAGCAGGGCAAAAGTGGAACGCTCTAAAGTAAAGGAGATACGATGAGTAGAGGAAAACCATGTCACGTTGAAATCGTGATACATGATCAGGACCAGGTTCTGAGAATGATAAAGAAATTTACACGAAAGTGTAAGAAGCAAGGTCTGTTCGCAGAATTGCAAGAGAGGAGATACTTTAAGAAGAAGTCTCTTACTCGAAAAGAAAAACGGGAAAATAAAAAGCGGTTGTCCCAAAAATCAACCCAAAAGATGAAAGACAAATTTAATAAGTTTGATTAGGGAGTTATAAAATGGCAGAGTTACCAAATTCATTTCACACACACCAAAGCTGGGGTCGAACCCGCAGTCCGAAAGGTTTGATTACGGGACAAAGAACCAGCCCAGTGGTTGTTCTTGCTGATAATGTGACTCCTAGCGGCACCACTGCGACTGATGGTACCGCCGGATATGTTACAGAAAATCAAAGATATTTATTCGTAACGGTCGACCCGGCAGCCGGTGGCGCGCCTGATCGAGACATCGAAGTCTGGGTCTATCTTCATGCAACAGGTGTTTGGTCATTTTTTCAAATGATAAATTGTGATGCAATAACACAGAATACAACTTACAAAATAGAGATAGCTGGTGTGGACAGGGTGGCCTTCGTTCGAGACGCCGACGCATGGGGTGACGCCCCAGATGCAGTCTACGCTGCATGTAGTACTTTTTAGGAGATTAAAAGATGGCAGAGTTACCAAATTCATTTCACACGCACCAAAGTTGGGGCCGCACAAGGAGCCCAAAGAACATCCTCTCTACTAATCGAGCAGGTATTGACGCCGCAGGTGCAACACATGCCAACATCACAGATGGCAACTTTTCCAGCGATTGTATCACAGAGAATCAAAGGTACCTTCATATTACGCATGAAGCCACCGGTGGTGCAGGGACCCTAGAGGTCTGGGGATATATGCACGCAACCGGAATTTGGTCTCAAGTAGGAAGCTCAGTCACTACCGGGACATCAACTCAGCACACAATCGTTGAAATTGCTGGAATTGACAAAATCAAAATAAAGGCAGTCACTAGAACTTTGGTTAAACTTTGGTTAGCCTGCTCAACCTTCTAGGACCTCAGAAATTTTTCCTTCCCTTTAGAGTGACATAATACTATTTATTTAGAGGCAAATCCGTTTGCCCATTCACATATACACCATTGTTAGGAGTCAAAAACATGTCAAATCTACTCGAAAAAGCTATAATTGATGCAACAGCTTTAAAAGAGGCCGCCCTTAAGAACGCAGAGAACCTAGTTATCGAAAAGTACTCGCAAGAAATTAAGCAAACTATGAGTAAACTTCTGGAAGAAGCACCAGAAGACGAACTCGGAATCGAAGACGACCTAGGTCTCGGTGACGATTTTGGATTAGGAGATGAAGAAGCAACTTCTCCAGATGACCCATCACAAGAAGAATCACTCGAAGGAGAACAGGAGCTTCCAGACGAAGTAGTGGCGGACATTCCAGACGCCTTTAGAAGCGGCGATGACGAAATCATTCAAATCAAGTTAGACTCACTTGAAGACGAAATAGAAGACGACGACATCGGCATATTCGGCGGAGACGATGAATTAGAAGACGACGAGATTGGCATTGACATCACTGACGAAGAAGAAATTGCGGGTGTCGAATTCGACGACACACCAGACATGGACGATGCACCAGATGCCGACATCGGCGTAGACATATCACCAGATATGATTGCAGAAATACTCAGCGAAATGGACATCGACGCCGAAGAGGTAGACCTCGAAGAAGTCATGGAAGCAGTAAGAGTAGACTTCGAGCCAGTCAAGTCCGGCTGGGCAGGAACTCCAGAAAAGATTATGCGAGAATACGAATCAATGCTACTTGCCAGAGAGCAAGACAGCGAAGTAAAAGAAGAGAACGAGGAACTTCGAAAGAATGTTGCCGCTCTTCAAAAAGAAAACAAGACTTTATCTTCTGCGGCTGTCAAGCTGCAGGAACAAACAAAGAAATTTAGCACAGCATTTAAGACTATGCAAGAAAAGTTGGAAACCATGAATGTCTCCAACGCAAAGTTGCTGTATATAAACCAGGCCCTCGAAAATGCCTCCTTGAATGAGCGACAAAAAAGAAAAATTGTCGAAGCCATTTCGAAAGCCGAAACAGTACAAGAAGCAAAGATTATGTTTGAAACTTTGAACGAAACTGTTACTACTACTTCAGACGTGAAGAGGGAAACAACGTTAAGTGAAATGGTATCAAGAAAATCATCGTTACTTGTCGCGGCTCGAAAAGAGCAACCAAAAAATGATGCTAACCCGTTTTTCAATAGAATGCAGGCGTTGGCAGGCATAAAGACAAAATAATTCTAATATTACAGAAAAGGAGGTGAATTTATAATGTCTATTTTACAAAAATTAACAGAAGGCGTACAGTCTCGCGATCTACGCGCAGAGGGTGCAGCACTTCTTAACAAATGGGAGGCCACTGGTCTCTTAGAGGGTCTCAATAAGGAGTCCCAAAAGCAAGGTATGGCCGTTCTTCTTGAGAACCAGGCCAAGGAGCTTCTTCGTGAGGCTTCATCAATGGCAGCAGGCGACGTCGAAGGCTTCGCAGCAGTTGCTTTCCCAATCGTTCGTCGTGTATTCGGTGGATTGATTGCAAACGACCTCGTAAGCGTTCAGCCTATGAGTCTTCCAAGTGGTCTTATCTTCTTCTTGGATTTCACACACAGCAATGGCCGTGCAGGCTTTGGTCCTGATACATCATTGTATGGTGGTGGCGTTGTAGGTCGAAACATCATCGACGGTGTAACAGATATTTCTGAGACTGGTTTTTATGGCCTTCGCAGCGGCTATGCCAACGCAACAGGTTCTGTAGCATCTGCAGGTGATATAAACTCAATAGATTCAGTTTCAAGCCCAGAGGCTTCTTCGGCTCTTGACTACGACCCAGATTTGTCTGGTAAGTTTGTAGTTAGAATGCGCCCAGATGCTGCTGATTTCAGCTCGACAGACTTGGCTCAAATTGACCCAGGTGCAGCACGAGCAATTACACTTGAGTTTGGCTCAGCTGGTAATCCTGAAACACAAGCTGGCGGCATGGCTGCTGGAAACTTTGGTGCTTCCGCGGACGAAGCATGTGCTGTTGTTGATGACGCTACAGCTTCCAGAGGTGACTTGGGAACCGGTATTCGCGGTGACCTTCTTGTGGCAGTAAAGGCTAACGGAAGCGCAACTGTTGGTGGTATTTCACTGGCCAGCAATGACATTGTTCTTGTAAGATTGCGTCAGCAGAAGAGACTTACAGAAGTTACTACTGCTACAAATTCTGAAGGTCTTAAAGCTGTTACCAATGTCAGTAGGCTCGTATTTACTTTAGAGTCTGCAGCTAAGCACACTGCTGCAACAAATAGCACAAACTTGGACATCACTACACTGGCCCAGGTAACCACAGCAGCTGCACACGCTGACACAGCTGCAGCAACAGTAACGCAAGGTCTTGCAACAGCTATTGCTGCTCTGTTGGTAGATGTGTCACTCTCTCTTGAGGCTCCTTCACGCGATGATATTAACGCGTCATCAAACGGATTAGGTGCTCTTGTTGCCGGTGCAATGCCTTTGGAAGAAGCGACTAACGCAGCACAGGCTTCTGGAGATGCCGCATCAAAAGCAGCCGGCGGAAAGAACGCGATTGCTGAAATCGACATCAAGGTCGACAGCGTAGCTGTTACCGCACAGACCAAGAAGTTAAAGGCGAAGTGGACTCCTGAGTTAGGTCAGGACCTCAACGCTTATCATAACTTGGACGCAGAAGTCGAATTGACCGGTATTCTTTCAGAGCAGATTGCTCTTGAAATTGACCGTGAACTTCTCGGTGAACTAGTTGACGGCGCAACTGCTGGTCATCGTTACTGGTCACGCGCTCCAGGTCTTTTCGTTAACTCTTCCGGTACAGAAATCGGCGCTTCTTCGGCAGCTCCTGACTTCACTGGTACAGTTAGCGAGTGGTACGAGACTCTCATTGAGACAATCAATGACGTAAGCGCTCAGATTCACAGAAAGACGCTTCGTGGCGGTGCAAACTTTGTTGTTTGTTCTCCAGAGGTGGCTAACATCCTTGAGTTCACAAGTGGTTTCCGCGCAAGCGTTACCGCTGACCAGGACAGAGGCACCATCGGTGCTGTAAAGGCTGGTTCACTCAGTAAGAAGTTCGACGTTTACGTTGACCCTTACTTCATTCGAAATGTTGTCCTCGTTGGCCGTAAGGGTAGCTCATTCCTTGAGAGTGGGTTTGTATATGCTCCTTACGTACCATTGCAGGTAACACCAACCATTTTCGGTACAGAGGACTTTGTACCACGTAAGGGTGTCATGACCCGTTACGCCAAGAAGATGGTACGACCTGATATGTACGGTCTTGTTATTGTACGTGGTCTCCTCGGTGAGGCAGGTGCAACCAGCTAATAGCTGAATAAAACAGCTCTTAGATAAACAGAACCCCTGGTCATTAATTTGGTCAGGGGTTTCGTTTTTTGAGGAACTAATTATATGTACATAGAATGAATCTACCCAGTTTCATGACATGATTATAAATGGTTAAAACCAAAACAACCAATGGAGGGTTATAAAATGGGTACAAAAAGAGTAGGCCTGGCGAGAGTCGAGGCACTAATGGAAAATTT